CAACATCAGTAGATATTCTCAAGGAGGCATTATTTAAGTTCCAGTTAGAAAGAGATGCACTAACTGGGACACCTTATGAACTTTCTATTGTATGTGCTGCTGATGCTAATGGTGCAGACATTCACGCTTCTATGGACTGGGAAGAAATTAGTAGGTAATTTAGGATTTACTAAATACTTAATATTGTCAAATTATAAGAATGTCATACAAAATAGTGCAAACAATTGCACCATTAACTGGTGTTACAACTGGAGCAGCATCAACCAGTGATGCCATTTCACTGAAAAGTGGTGTTTTGAGAATTTCAACTGGTGCTGCAAATGCAACAGTCGCTATTGGAACTGCACCAACTGCAACTTCATCAGATTTTCATATTGTAACTTCTCAACCAGAAGTTCTGAAAGAGAGAGTTGCTAGACAGCAGATTTCAGGCATTACAACTGGTTCAACTACAGTTGTAACTTTTGGGCAGAACTATGGAAACCCATTTTTGGTAGGTGATTATGTATCAGTAGAAGGTGCTACTACATCTGGCATTAATACCTCACACGTAGCAGTTACTGCTGTTGCACCAGAATCTATTACAATTAATCATAATACTACTTCAGTTACTGGAATTATCACAGTAACTAATGCAGTAGTTGCAAGAAGTGTAAAAGTTTCTGCCTTGGGACAAGGTGGAACTGCAAATGTGTTCATCTCAGAAGTACAAATTTCATCCCAGGCATAACTATGAAACTCATTACAGAAGAAATAGAATCAGTAGAAATTATTACTGAAGAAAAAAATGGAGTAAAGACTCTGTATATTCAGGGACCTTTCCTTCAAGCAGAAGTTACCAATAGAAATGGTAGGAATTATCCTCTTTCTATTATGGAAAGAGAAGTTAATAGATATACCCAAAGTTTTATTTCTAAAGGAAGAGCATTAGGCGAACTTGGTCATCCAGATGGACCAACAGTAAATCTGGATAGAGTTTCTCATATGATTACAAATCTCAGAAAAGAGGGAACTAATTTCATTGGAAGGGCAAAAATTCTTGATACTCCAATGGGAAACATTGCCAAGTCACTTTTAGGTGAAGGCGTAACTCTTGGGGTTTCATCTAGAGGAATTGGATCTTTGGTGGAAAAGAATGGCATTAAGTATGTGGGTGAAGATTTTATGTTGGCAACTGCTGCTGACATAGTTGCTGATCCATCCGCACCTGATGCATTTGTTCAAGGAATTATGGAAGGTAAAGAGTGGGTATGGGATGGTGGAATCCTGAAGGAAATGAATGCTGCAGAAGCAAAGCAAAAAATTGAAAGACTTTCTGCATCAAGAAAATTAAATGAGCAAAATAAATTAGCTCTCTTTGGTGAATACCTTTTAAATCTATAATTCTATAAATAAATATAGAATAAATTAAAAAAAAAAGATTTTATTCGGAGTATACAAATGAGTGTCGGTAACGATTTACAAGAAATGGAAGTATCTACTAAAAAATCTACTACTGCAGTAAACAAAGGTGCAAAACCTGCAGAGGGAATGCACAAAGCAGACATTCCTGGTGAAGGTTTGTCATCTTCAGTAGAAGATCTGGGAGGTCCTACCCCCCAGAACTCAAAACCAGATGATGAGTCAAACAAGTTGAAGACTCCTGGCAAAACTCTTGCTAAAGTAAGCAATGTTGTAAACAAAGGTGCAAAAGCACCTGATGCAATGCAACATCTTAACAAGTCAAAAGTTAGCTATGAGGAAGTTGAGTCTGAAGAGGAAGTAATCTCAGAAGAAGAAACCTCAGAGGAAATTGTAGATCAAATTGAAGAAGGTATTGAAGAGGAAGAGACTCTTCCACTGGAAGAGAGATTGGATCAAATTGCCAGTGAAAAAGTAGATTACTCAGAAGATATCAATGCCCTCATGGAAGGCGAAGATCTGAGTGAAGAGTTTATGAAGAAAGCAGCAACAATTTTTGAAGCTGCTGTCAAGACAAAACTCGTTGCTGTAATGGAAGCCTTGGAAGAGGACTATCAGCAAAAACTTGTAGAAGAAGTTACCGCAATTAGAGAAGAATTAACTGAAAGAGTTGATTCTTATCTTGAGTATGTTTCTGAAGAGTGGCTCTCTGAGAATGCTCTTCAAGTAGAAACAGGAATCAAGTCACAACTGTCAGAGTCATTTATGACAAGCCTGATGGGACTTTTTGAAGAACATTATGTAAACATCCCTGAAGAGAAATATGATGTCCTAGAAGGAATGGTCGAAAGACTAGATGAGATGGAAGAAAAACTCAACGAACAAATCGAAAGAAATGTTCAATTGAATAAGAGACTTAGTGAAGCTGTAAGTGATACTATCTTAAATGATGTTTCTGAAGGGTTAGCTTTAACTCAGAAGGAAAAGCTTGCAAGTCTTGCTGAAAGTGTTGAGTTTGAAGGTGAAGTAGACTATCGTGAGAAGCTGGAGACTCTTAGAGAGTCATATTTTTCAAAAGTACCAGTTTCTTCAACTAGAGAGGAAATGCTTGTAGAGGAAGTAAATGCGGATCACGGTCCTCAGATGAATGCTTACCTCAGAGCATTAGGAAAATACTCTAAGTGAAATTAAACTTAATTATAAATATTTGTAGTTAAAAACACTTTAACAAGACTAAAACAAGGAGAAAAGCAAATGTTCCTTTCAGAACAATTGCAGAAAAAGTGGGAACCACTTCTTCAAGCTGAGGGTATTGATCCTATCAAGGATCCTCATAGAAGAGCTGTTACTGCTGTTCTGCTCGAAAACCAAGAAAGATTTTTAAAAGAAGAGAGAGGTTTCCTCTCTGAGACCCCTGCAGGTTCTTATGCCAGCGTAGCTGGTGCTGGTGGTGCTGCTGGTTTCTCAGCTGATGCTCCTTCTACTGGTCCAGTAGCTGGTTTTGATCCTGTTCTGATCTCACTGATCAGAAGATCAATGCCTAATCTGGTTGCTTATGATCTGGCTGGAGTTCAGCCAATGAATGGTCCTACTGGACTGATCTTTGCAATGAGATCTAGATATGTAAATCAGAGTGGTCAGGAAGCACTCTTTGATGAGGCTGATACTGCATATTCTGGTCAAGATAGTGGATACAACACCACAACTGGCAACTACACTGGTGGTTCAGATGATGGTGCTTCAGTTGGTTTTGGTACAACTGGTTTTGCTGGTGCTGGTGCAGTTGCTGCCCAGAGAACTGCTTATGGTTTCAACCCTGCAGATCTGAACAACTCAGGTGCTGCTGGCACTGAGTATAGAGTTGGACAAGGTATGTCCACCTATGATGCTGAGAATCTGGGTGCTGGCGATGGCGATCAGTTCAACCAGATGGCATTCAGCATTGAGAAAGTTTCTGTTACTGCAAAGAGCAGAGCACTCAAGGCTGAGTACACCCTGGAACTGGCACAAGACCTCAAGGCAATTCATGGTCTGGATGCAGAAGCTGAGCTTGCTAACATCCTCTCCACTGAAATCCTTGCTGAAATCAACAGAGAAGTCATCAGAACAATCTACAAGATTGCTGAGCCTGGTGCACAAACCAATGTAGCTAATGCAGGTTTCTTTGACCTGGATGTAGACTCCAATGGTAGATGGTCTGTTGAGAAGTTCAAGGGTCTTCTGTTCCAACTTGAGAGAGATGCTAATGCAATCGCTCAAAGAACAAGAAGAGGAAAGGGTAATACAATCCTCTGCTCTGCTGATGTTGCTTCTGCACTCACAATGGCAGGTCTTCTGGATTACACCCCTGCTCTCAATGCTAACCTGAATGTTGATGATACTGGCAATACTTTTGCTGGTGTTCTCAATGGTAAGTTCAGAGTTTACATTGATCCTTATGCTGCAAACCTGGCTGCTAACCAGTACTATGTTGTAGGTTATAAGGGAACCAATCCTTATGATGCTGGTCTGTTCTATTGCCCATATGTACCTCTCCAGATGGTACGTGCTGTTGGTCAGGACACCTTCCAGCCCAAGATTGGCTTCAAGACCAGATATGGTATGGTTGCCAACCCATTTGCACATGGCAATGTATCAGATCAAGGTCTGGGTGCTATTGTTGCTGGTAAGAATAGATACTACAGAAGAGTACAAATCAAGAACCTCATGTGATCTAATCACAAGGTATACAGGACCCCTCCTAGAGGGGTCTTTTTTTATGCAAATAAATAGTTAAAAAAAATTATGTCCAACAGTGCATTAAATTCTCAACCAGGAAATAGAAATTACTTATCTCCAGTAGGGTTTAAATTTACTTTGGCAAAAGCACCTAAAGTAGATTTCTTCTCAAACTTTGCAGGGATTCCTGCAATTACTTTGGGATCTGCAGTTCAAACTCGCTTTGGAAAAAATATTGATGTTCCAGGGGATAAGATGAACTTTGAGGATTTAAGACTTAGATTTTTGGTGGATGAGTATTTGGAAAACTATATGCAAATCCACAATTGGATGACTGGATTAGGGTTTCCTTATAGTTTAGAACAATACTCAGATCTTCAGAGAGAAGACATTGATGAGTATAGAAAAAATCCCAAGTCTTTGCAGTTTGAAGTTTCAGATGGCACTCTTCAAATTTTAGGAAGTAATTTTATTCCAACTGCCAATGTAATCTTCACAGATCTTTTTCCAACCTTCTTATCTGCATTGGAATTTGATGCTACTCAGGAAGATGTTAGATACTTTACAGCAGAAGTAAACTTTAAGTATACTTATTATAGAATAGACACCCTTATGGATAATTAATTTATGATCTCACTTGATGAAATTCAGAGTATGTGGAAAGAAGATTCAAACATTGATATAGACAATCTTCATAATGAATCTTTAAAAGTTCCAGCACTTCATGCAAAATATTATGAAATTTATAATAATCTTTCTCTATTAAGAAAGAGAACAGAATTTCAATATAAGCAAAAGAAATTAGAAAGATATAATTACTATTCGGGAAAAGCAGATCCTGACATTTATAGAGATGACCCATTTCCTTACAAAGTACGTGATAAGGAAAGTATGCAAAATCATCTAGAAGCAGATAAGGTTGTATCAGATATCTTTATGAAAATTGAATATTATGATACAATGTTAAAATATATTGAAGAAATCTTAAAAATGATTTCCAATAGAACATATCAAATTAAAAACTCAATTGACTTTTTGAGATTCCAATCAGGAACGTAATATGACAGATTTAATTATTAGCAAAAAGAATGAAATATTTTTGAAGGTGGATTGTGAACCTCATATCAAATATGAATTAAGTGATCAATTTACTTTTGATGTTCCTGGGGCAAAGTTTATGCCACAGTTCAGGAGCAAACATTGGGATGGAAAAATTAGGTTGTTCAATGTCCAAACTGGAGAAATCTATGCTGGTCTTTTAGACAAGTTAGTATCTTTTTGCGATAATCATAATTACAAGTTTGAACTTAAAGAAAACAAGTATTATGGAATCCCTGGAGAGGTTGATCACACAATCTCAATGGAAGGGGTGAGGGATTATATGAAAAGCATATGCTCTCATGAGCCTAGGGATTATCAAATACAGGGTGTTCATGATGCATTAAAGTATCAAAGAAAATTAATTCTATCCCCAACTGCATCTGGAAAATCTTTGATGATTTATTCAGTTGTAAGATATTTTGTAGAGAAGGGAATGAATATACTTCTCATAGTCCCCACCACATCACTTGTAGAGCAGATGTATAAGGACTTTGAGGACTATGGATGGAACTCTGAGGTGTATTGCCATAAGATCTATGGTGGGATGTCTAGAGAGGTTGAGAAACCTGTTACCATATCCACTTGGCAATCCATTTATAAATTAGATAAATCTTACTTTGAAAACTATG